TTGAACTAACGTCAACAGAAAACAACCAATCACCAGAATTAATCTTTGCCAGTTTCACCAACATCTCCAATGTGAAATCTGTTTCGGCACTTCCACTTGTCGGTGTGAAGTCTAGAAAATCCGAACTCCCTTGGAACAGCCCAGAGCCTTCAATGATAAAGCCACTAGATTGAGCAGAACTAATTATTCCTAACGGCCAATGCATTATGCTACCACCTCGTGAGCACCTGTCATTAACCAAGTATTAGTAGCTATTTTAAAACAAGTTATCGCAGAGAATTGAGCGTTCATTGCACCCGCTCCTGTACTAACTCCATTCAACGTAACACCCGATCCACCTTTGATTGAAAAGATGCCAGCTCCCAAATTATAAATATCTACTTGCGTACCTATCGCAAATGGTACTGAAGAATTTGGTGGTATTGTAATAATCCCAGCACTTGAATTATTTGCAGTAACGATTGCGCCAGCGTCAACCGCTGCTAAAGCATACGCCGAATTACCGCTTCCCGTCTGTGCGTTAATTGTTCTTATTATACCACTATATGTAGCTTTAGCATTAGCCGGAGTTACTGCTCTAGCAGTGTCAGTTCCTGTTAACGCTTCTGCATCTGTGGCTAGTTCTACTAATCCTATTACAGTAGCACTTGCTGTCTTTGCATGAAGTGATGCAGGAGTTACTGCACGATTTGCTGCTGTACCTGCTACTGATTCAGCATCTGTTGCTAATTCTACAACACCTTCAGCAGTTGCAGTAGCAGTAGAACTTTGACTTATAATAGTAGCTAACCAGTTATCAGGAGAACCATCATCAGCAATAAAGTGTATGACTTGTCCAACAGCAGTTAATCCTGTGTAATTAGCACCAGCACCGTTAATCGTATCACCATCTCTAGCAATAGTAATTGCATTGTCTACATTAGAAACTTGAAATCCAAATAGTGTGCCATCAGATGATCCAATTGGAGGTAAAGTAATCGTTACAGTATTATCTTCAGCATCGATAATATAGTAAGTACGTCCATCAGTATGTTCAATACTAGTGTTTGAATCAACAGTTGTTACAGCACCCCAACCTTGTGCAGCAGCGGTTGCAATTGTTGCTTTATTTGTTGCAGTTGTTGCTGAAGAAGCTGCTGCTGATGCTTGTGCAGCAGCTTTTGCAGAATAGTGTAAAGCTGAAAATGTACCACTACCTGCTACAGTATTATCTTCAGCTTCAATAGCCCACTCACGTGCAGCTCCTTTTGAAGAAGTATCAGTAATTCCTGTACCACCAACTGCCCAAGCTTTAGCAGAATGATCAGTACCAGCAGCAACACCGTCAACTTTTACTGCATAATTAGCAGCTAATGTTGCTTGAGTAGTAGCTGTTGTTGCTGATGTCGAAGCATTAGATGCCTGTGTAGATGCCGTAGCTGCACTAGTTGATGCATTTGATGCTTGAGTTGAAGCATTACTAGCTTGCGTAGCAGCAGTTACTGCACTTGCGGCAGCTTTAGTAGCATGATGTAATGCACTATAACTACCAGTAATAACTACTGTATCTTCTACTTCTACTGCCCACCGTTTAGCTGATCCATTAGGAAGTTGTGATACTGTTCCAACAGCATAAGCTTTAGAACTGTAGTCTATACTATTAACTAAACCAGCTAATGATGATGCCCAGCTTTCAGCTAACGCCACATCTGAAAATATCTCCCAGTATGTAGTATTAGCTGTACGATCAGCAGAAAACAAACCAGTACTGGCTGTTGTATGAGCAACAAGCACAGTAAAGATTGTTCCAGCTTCTGCATCAACAAACCGCTGACCAACAGTTACGGCTGTTGCATTTTGCCAGACACCTTGCATTTGATTAACTGTAATAAAGTTAGCAAATATAGCATCAATCGACCGCCAGTTATCGTGCTCTCTACTATGCCACGGTATCTTATTGAAGTCGATTAACTCTAGATTATAGTTAGGTGTTCTAGCCATAAGTTAATCCTTAAACGTCTATTTCAGTACCAACTACCTGCATGTTCATTGCTACCATTGTTAACGTAGCGATAGTATAAGTAACAGTATCACCAGCAGATAAGTAATATTCAAATGGTGCAGGAGATACAGTCAGTAATGCAGTAGCACCAGTAGGTGCAGCAGCAGTTTCTGGATTAACTAACAACGTACTGTTAGAATGCAAGAACCTTGCAGCAGTCATATTAATTACAACTGCGACATTGATAGCATTTACTGTGATAGTTAAATCACCTGTACCAGTTGAAGCATGAGAAGCTCCTGCCCACATAATCTTACATCGTGCAGCTTTTCCTGACGGTACTGTATATACAGTAGTCGTTGCTGCCGTAGCAGTAGTAGCTTGTCCTAATACGCCAATTTTATCAGACATACTTATTCTCCTTAAACAATTGTTAATGTACCATAAGCAATAGTACGTGGGATTCCTAGTGATAATGCTCGTACTCTACTAATACGTACATCGACTTCTTCAGGTGTTATAAAGTTATAGTATGCACTTGCACCAGCGACACCAGTACGCTGCTGTAAAGTGGTAATTTCGTTACTAATAGTAAGGAACTGTGTACGCATAGTAGCTTTACTTGTTTTAACATTATCAGCAGGGAATGTTGTATCCACTGTACTAGTCATTTAACTTCTCCTTGCCGAGCCTTGTAAGTAGCCCAACGTAATTGAAACAAATTTAAGAGATTTAGTAGCATCTCCACTAAACCGTAACTTACTTAACTTATATCTAGAAGTCCAAGAATATAACTTTTCTAATCTTGTAGGACGACCCCCACCATATAGATTGCCATACTCATCATTACCATAACCGGGACTATCTCCACCACTAAATGTTAAAGATAGATTAGGATCAAACTGTTCAGCTTCCCAACCTAAATCATCATCAAACAAAAACTCATCATCCCAAGTTTCACCTAAGAAGTTAGTGTCATAGTATATGTTGTCAGTAAACATTGCACATGAAAATTGTTGATCACCTAATGTGTCAAAGTTAATGTAACGACTTTGTTTAGTTAAGAATCTCTGACCAGCATCTGACCAAGGTAACTCCCAAACAAATGGAATAGGAACGCCACTATCAGCAATATTTGCTACAGGAGTCCATCCAGTATTATCAGTCCAAGGAGTATCGTCATCCCACATTTCTTCAGAACCTACGTAATCTTTAGTAACAGGATCATCATCAGTTCCGTATAAGAATACCTCTGTACCAGAAGTAAAGAATATACGTTTTAATGATGAACTACAGGCACTTGACCAATTCCAATTACGAACTTCTGACCATGCTTCTATTTTTAATGTTGTGTTCTTTTTAAATACATACCCACGTGTTTCAGTAGTGTTACTAACTAAGTCATGGTTAGGTATAAACAACATATAATCATTAGCTTGACTATCATAAACACTAAACGTGCGATCTTCTAATGCTGCTGTAGTTGTTAAGTCGTTTATATCACTTTGTATTTCTGGATCAACTAACTGGCTAAATCTATCAGGCCGTGTAGCACCAGTAAACAATGCACGACTTACAGATGATACACCGTTTTGATCTGCAAACAGTACATCTTCACCAATAGTTTGAATAACTCTATGGCTTAATGATCCATGACCTTCCATAGAATCTGTAAATGTTGGTGTATGATCAGTACTAGTAAATACTCCCAGTGTTCCGGGCAATACTACTTCATCAAAGAATACAAGTAAGCTAGTTCTGAAGCTTCCTATACCTTTAATAGTGTCACTGCCAATAGGAACACGGCTACCTAAGTTTATTGACACTGCATCATTAGGACTATCATCACCAACAAACACACCACTAGTATCAGTAGACGTTATATGTATAGTACTCGGTGCAGTAGGATCACCTGCCATAACTAAGTACCTAGCATGAGCAGTTACATACTTACAAATAGGAGTGTTAGCATTAGAACCGTTAGCAGGATCAGTTAAGTACTGACAGCTAATACCAGAATCAATTATAAGTGGTTTATTAATTCCATTACATACTATAAGAGAGCCATTAAACACTGCAAAACTAGCAAAGTTAGTAGTAGTCCATCCAGTAGGATTACCGGGCAAATTGTTAGCCCAATCATCTGACCAAATTTCGTACACTGCTCCTGATGCATCAACTCTAACTAGTTTACCATTACTACCAACAACAATAATATTACCGCTAAAGTAAAAACAGTTAATGATTCTGTCTAATACTGCACTAGTATCAGCAAATAATTTTGTTCCTTGCCGTACTCCATTTGCTCCATCTTTACCACGAGCTATATTACGTAACTCAACAGAGAACTTAGTAGATAAATTTAGATCGTTATCAATAACATTCCATCCACCAGAGAAATCTCTGATAGTAGCGTCTAACATTAAGTTAGATCGTTGTACTTTACGTTGTGTAGGAAATAGAAACGTACTAGTCATTAACTAGGTAACTCCACAAAACTAAAGGACGTTGGCAAACTAGTCACAGGATCGAGACTAATTGGAGCATTAGAGAGATTGTTCTTTAATTGCTTAACCCTAGCTTCAAACAACAACTGAAACTTTTGTGTTGCGTTAGGATTAGTACCGTCATCTTCTGCAAAGTCGTATACTGAGCCGAGTATTAGTGCTTGGTCGTCAAAGTTAATCGTATCTTCAGATGTAAATGTATCTGGTTTAGTTCTATATTGCATAACAATACTACCAGTAGAAGCTTTAGGCCATACATGAAATACTTTATCTACTGCTGGATCAGACTCATAATGTATAGGAGTTGTACCAGCTAATTCAAATGGATTAGTACTACCGGGACTTAGTAATGTAACAGGAGTATTCCCACCTGTCCTGTATATAATACGTATGTCATCAAAGCGTTTAATTAGGTTAGTAACATCAGTAGTTACCTGACCATTAGTACCATCTAAGGTGAACTGTTGGAAAGTTAAAAACTGAGGCCACCAAGCTTCATCAAACAACACATCAAATTTATGCTGTATCATATCACCTATGACATCTTCTGCATAAATTTGAACGCCAGTACCAGCTACCATTGATAGCCGATCCTGAACTTTCACTATTAGTTGTGCTAATGTGCTCATAATAGACGACCGAGGAATGAAGGGGAGTCTAAATTCCTCGGTCTTACCTATTAGCCGTTATACTGTTCAATACCGTGAAGATCACTGGTATTTACTTGGTAATAGACTTCGTAGGATACTGAGCCATTACAAGCTGCCGTACATAAGATAGTTCCACGAGTATCTTCTGTAGTAGCAGTTTGTGTAGCGGTATCATCACCAGCAACAAATGTAATAGGCTCAACAGTAATTAAGAAGTTTGCTGCGCCTGTTCCACCACCATCACTAGATATACCAATTGCTTCGTACTGATCAACACGACTAGTAGCTTGATCATCATCAGTAGTAGTAGTGTCAGAAACACCAGTACCAACTGCTTGATCATCAGCAAGTTGTACAGCTAATCCAGCAACATCAGTAGCAACAACTACAACAGTATTATTATTTACTGCTGAGTTACCTACAGTTGTTTGTATGCTACGAACACCTGTAACTTGACCAGCTACAGGAGATGGTAATACTACATCAGCACCAGAAGCATAACGAACTCCATCAAGCTCTACTGCAACATCTACAGGTTCATGTGGCTTTGATACATCATCTTCAGAATACCCAACAATCTTTTCAGCTTTGTAAGGAAGACCTAAACGATTTGTCCAACCTAAGTCCATAGTATCACCAGTAGCGCCAGCAGCGATTGCCATTGAATCTACATACTTAAATGCTTTGTTACCAAATTGGATAACAGTTCCAGACAGCGTAAACTGTTCTTTCATTGCTGTACCAAGATAATCACGACCAGATACTGTAACTACATGATTAGAACCAGATGATCCTACTGCTTGAAGACAGCGACCATAATCGGCATCTAACTTACCAGCAGTAGTTGTTAATGATGTAGAACTTCCATCAAATGTGGTTTTGTAGTTGGTACTTGTATAAGAAGTAGCACTGTTTGTAGCACTTACTCCATCAAAGATACCATCAGCATCGGCTGCGGCAGGTGCTCCTAATGTTACAATATGCTTACCGTTTACTACGTCAGAAGCATATTCCATGTTAGGAACGTATTGACTGATTGAACGCGGGAGGTAATCCGCTGTGACTTTACCCATTGTCTTACTCCATTATGTTTAAGTGTTAAGTATTTCCGGGCATTTTAGATCGTCCACGACTACTTAATTGATCTGCTCTAGCTTTTAAAGAAAGATTAGCAACACCGACAACGTCACCACTTTCCATATCAACTAGTTCAGGTGCTTGTGTAAATCCTAAATGCTCCAACTCTTCGTCATTTCGTACTCTAATTGAAGCACCCGTTGGAAAGTAAACCATGTATCCAGCAGGTTCGGTAATCTTTTTTTCTACAAAACCACCGAACTTGCCTTCTTCACCTTTAGCTGTTTTCTCGTAAACAGTACGAGTAACATTACCTTCTAACGGATGAACCTCAAATCTAGGTTTAATCTGCGTCATAATACATCCCCTTCAATTAACTAATTATGCTGCGTTAGATAGAACAGCGTGAGTACGGAAAGCTTTCCACATACACCATTGTCCTTGCCAGACAATACGGCGACCTTCAGCATCAATCGTCCAAGGAGCTACTAGCTGCTTAATCTTCATGTTAACATGCTTTAGGATATGTAGACGGATATACTTAGAGTTAATAAAGTATGCCTTATTTACAGGACAGTCTTCATCATACATCATAGGAATTGCTTGGTGCTTAACACCTGCAAAACCAAGGTCCATCATCTTCTTACCAGAGTTAGACTCTGAAAGGTTGATAACAACTTTATCACGTACAGCAGTACGATAATGACGATAAAGATTACGACCAATAAGGATAACATCAGGCTTATCACCTTTAAGTGTTAAGTCTAATAAGATATCATCAAATGCTTCTTCAATGTTGGTACTGTCTAAGTTACCAGCAAAGTCATAAGCAGAAGGTCGCCACTGTGATTCACTAGCGCGATTGATGTTACCAACAGTACCTGTGGTAGGATCATCAGGAATTAATAGACCTAAACCGTTTGGATCAGTGCCAGCACCAGAAGCGTATAGATAAGAAGAGAACTTCTCTTTAATACTTTCTTCTAGTACATCCATCTTAGCTTTCATAAGCTTAAAGATTTCAGCAGTACCACGGTTTTCATCTTCTTCTTGGTCTGAAATAACAACAGAACCAGCAACACGTGACCAGTTATAAGTTACAGTATCGAACTCATTGGTCTGTGCAATTGGTTGCTCGTCATAATACTCATAAGAAGAGATATTAGGGTTACGTCCAAGGGTTAGTGGGTTGGTGATCTCGTGACCACCGTCCTCAAATTCCACGCGGTTCGTAGCAAATGCCCATGCCATTAAAGCATTAGACTTAATGGAAGCCATGATAAGCTTCTTGCGACTACGAGTCAGTGTGGAGTTAAGAACTGTTGCAATAGGTGTGCTTGCCATTTTCTTCTCCAGTTAAATTACATAGGATACCCAGCATCTATCATTGATTGTCTAATGATATCGTCTGAGCTTGTTCCAACATCGGCAATCTCTGCCGTATCTATCACATTCTGTTGCGGTATATTACCACCAGAAGGTACTGTTCCTTGCGAGGGCGCATTAGGTACTTGATTAATAGCAGGTCTATTAGCTATTTCATCTTTAAGTACGTCTAACGGTTTAGTCCAATCTAAGCCTTTCTGTCCGTAAAAAGCTTGTAACTTATAGTACGCAGCAACAGGTGACAAACTATGGTCGTTCTGTATTAACTGGGCAAGAGAGTCTTGGTGCACTTCTGCATCAGGAAACTGAGTCATAAAATCGTCGTAGATTTCTTTTGATTCTGTTTCTATCTGTGCATCTTCGGCTCTCTGTTGGTGTTCATTAGTAATGGGAGCCATCATCTCAGACATCATTTGTTTAATGGCTGACATATCCGTTGACCCACCGATACCATCTATATTATGTCCCATAGACTGTGCTTGTGTCAATAAATACTTAACAGTGTCTACAGGGTTATCATTAAAGGATTTCATTAGTTGTGCACCAGTAGATACTTCTTCTGGTGTTATACCATATTGAGTACTTAGATTACCCATACCTTGTAATGCACTTAGTTGTCCTTGTAGTGTTTCTACTTGTTGTTGTGCATTCCTAGCATCACGATCAGACTTAACAGCCTTATCGTAGAACCTACGTTCCATACCACCTTTAGCAACAACTTCTCCACGAGCGTTAACTAAATTTGAAGGATGTGAATCTTGTTGTTGTCCTTCAGTGTTTTCTGTAGTGCTATCATCAACAACTTGTCCACTGTCGGCTTCTGGTGCTTGTTCTGTAGTTGCTTCCTGCGACTCTGTTGTATCTTCTTGGCCTTGATCATCGTTAGCTCCTTCACCAATATTGTTAAGGATTTCTTGATCAGTACTTACTTCCCCTTCGATAGACATATCTTTCTCCTATTGCAGCGGCATCGGCTGCGGTTGTTGTGGTTGTTGTGCTTGTGCACCTTGTTGAAGCTGTTGCATTGCAGCTTCTATTGCTACTTCAGGTGGAGTACCACTCTGAATTGCTTGAGCTACTAACTCTTTTGCTTGTGGCGGCATTTGAGCTAGTATCTGTTCTAATTGTTCTGGAGGAATCTTACCGCCACCTTCTTCTGGTGGTGCACCCTCTGGTCCTGCTGGTGCTTCTTGCGGTGCGCCTTGTGGTGGTCCAGCTTGTTGTTGTTCTTGTTGTTGTTGAATACTATCTATAATAACTTGCCAATCTTCTTCTTTAATAACAACTTCATCAAATGCTTCTTGCATTACTTGCAGCATTATAATCACAGCCATTGGCGTAGCACTAGCAAACTGACCTAAGACTTGTCCTAATTCTAATGCTTCTGCTTTCTTAGCAGCACTAGTAGGTTTCTTAGTTGATCCACCAACAACAGTTACCGAAAAGTTTTGACGTATTTCTTGTGGCGACATATTCTGCCAGACTTCTCTAGCTTCTTCGCCAACCATACTTACAACAGTTTCAACATCAGAAAATTGCAAACACAACTGTGCAACGCCCCAATAGATTTGCCCAATCCAATCTTCAATCTGATCTGATTTTTCGTCAACTCGCATGGACTGAGCTTCTGTAGTAACTCCTGCCGTAGTTGAGTTTGTGTTAGTTTTAAACTGTTCACCACGTAAGACTGAGCCAACACTACTAATCCTATCTATTGCTTGGTATTTAGAATCTTTATTAAACAATTCTTTGTACTGCACTGATGGTGGTGGTATTGAACCAATAACATCCATTAGTTTCATGTCAGCAGGTATATTAATACCACGTGCTGTACCATCATCACCATTAAGAACCATCTCTACATCAGATTGATCTACTAAGTTTTTGTTAAAGAATATGTTACGTCTTGCCCAACGCCTAGCTCTACGCTCTTCATCTACTATCTCATTGATAGCATCTTGTTGATCTAAGTAGTAACTAACTTCACCTTTAGTTAGTGGACCACTAGGACCATCTAAAAAGAATAACGGGAACAGTGGGAAGAATGTATCTAATTGTAATGGATCGTCCCACACCCATATAGGCCATGTCCAATCTTTGCAGTTATACATAAGTACACGACGAGTTACTTTATCATATACAAAACGTACTTCAGTCATCTTAGAACGCTCAAAGGTTTCATCATCATCAAAACCAAAGCTACTAGCTTTACCTTCGTCATCATACAATGAGAAGCTATCACTGTCATCTCTAGTAGGATCAGTATCTTCTGCGATCTTAGCTTTCATTACGTGTGTAGGTTTGTATATAGATTTATACTCATCACCTTTCTTAGTAGCATACTTAGCTAATATGTATGATGTAGGTATATAGTCACGTACCATTATCCAATTAGCATCAGATGCATCTAGTTCTTTACTGTTAGGATCAACTGCAACATCAAATGGTGAGCGTACTTTAAGTGTTGGACCGCTAGGTTGTAGTATGTCAACTGCTTGTTCTAGTTGATAAATTTTACCTTCGATCTCTTGTATAGCTTGAGGAGTTTTCGCTTTTTGTAACTCTGTTGCTAATGCTCCAAGGTCTTCAAGAGCTTGTTCACTGCTGTCAGCTTTTTGAACCCAGTTAAGCTCAACCCAGCTACGATTAGTAAGTAATGATGTAACTACACAACGCTTGGCTTTTGGTTTAAGATTAATACCCGGAGTAACTTTACGTGCTCCAATAACATTAACTAATCGTTCTAGTAAAGTTGCAAGTGGTTTGTTAGCTTCATTTTGTGTAGTAAATTCTGCTTTAGGGTTACGTGCATATAATGCAGGAACCATAGTAGTAGTATTAGCAAATACAACATTCTCAGTTTCTGTAATGTTATTGTTAAGTCGTTGATTACCTTGCAAGTTTCCTGACGAGTTATCTCTGTCTATTCTGTGTTGCAATTGGTCATTGTTATAATAACTAATAGCTTGTTGCCATGACTCAGCAGCATTAGATGTAGCAGTGTTAGCTTGACCTAATCTAGATTTCCATAGCTTACCTTGTGCTAATGACACAGGTATTTTACTAGAACCTATTACTTGGTAAGTAGGTTTAATTCTTTTACGTGTTTTAGGTTTACCAGTACCACCAACAGATCGATCAATGTTTGCTTCTACATCATCAGGTACACCATCAGTTATGTCATCTAATTGGTCAGCCATTAATTATTTCCTATGTCTGGAGTTCTAGTAATAACCCTACCATCACTTTGTGGAGTAAGTATTTGTTGCATATTTAATAAAGTACTATCTTTTACTGGTGCTGTACTAATGCCAGAGTTATCTGTTAATCCATTAAGCATCTGCATAAAAGATTCTTCTAATGTTGGATTGTTGCTGCCCGGACGAGACTTACCAAACCTAGCCAGTCCTTCTAATCCTGCATCAGTTCCTGTTAACTGTTCTAACATTAACTGTAATGTTTTTTCGTCTTTACGTTCATTTGCTTGTGCTGCTTGTGCACGTAAAACTTCTACTTTTTGTAAAAGTGTTTTATCATTTTTAGCAGATTCTTTTAATTCATTAAGCTTGTCAAAAACATTAGTACTAAGTTTTTGTACATCTGGTTTAATGTTTAGTGCACTTTTATTATTACTTATAATGTCAGGCATTAAATCTCTTAAATCATCTTCACCTAGAGCACGTAAAAATCCATCTTTATCAATAATCTCTTGTATCTTGTCCATTTGCATTCCGATCTTTTCTCCTTCAAGATCAAGACCTGCTGCTTTTTGCCTGTTAGGATTAACTATTTCATCTGCACGTATTGGTACATTGGCAGCATCTAACGGATTAAATCCTGCTGTGTCTTCTGTTCTTGCTATAGGAGTATCAAACTCAGGTGAAGAAGAATAGTTACCTTTAGATTGAGATAGATCACCTTCTACAATAGCTTTCTTTTTATAAAATTCTCTTCCTTTTTTCTTTTGTATAGTAGCTGGACGAGTTTTACTATTACTTATACGTGTTGTATCAGGAGGAAATAACTCACTACGATCTAATTCAAATGCTTTTATATGTTCTGTTTCTGGAATCGTAGGTTCACTTAATACTCGTGACTCTACTCCTTCTACTAACAAGTTACCGTCTTTACTATATAAACCATCAATAACTTCATCAGATGGAAATGCTTCTTCAACACCGGCATCATAGTTATTTTTTGGATTAGAAAACGTACCATCATCATTGGGTTTAATCTTACTACTTCTTAATCGACTTACTATAGCAGATAATAATTGTGGATTTAAACTAGCCATGTCGAACATTCCTTGTCATCTCAGGCATATCACGTTCACCCCATTTACGCCAACCAACATCAGGTCTATGTGCTGCTTGTATTAGTTTAGACACATTAGGTCTATGTGATAACATATATTTAATAGTATCCATAGCATGATCATCTCTATCCATTGGCTTATCCATTACATCACCTGTAGGAGTCTTACGCCAGTAGTAAGCAGTAAATTCGTTGATCAACCATTCAAGATGCTCACTTACATATATGTATGGTGAGTTTAATTCTTTAGTAATAGGGTTAGCATGGTTACGTTGTGGAGTAAGATACTGTCCGACTTTAATAATGCCATTAGTAATATCATTGTTACCGCGTACAGCTAGTAGTCCATCCTGCATAAACATATCAGATATAGCAAGTCCTACCGTCTTTTTGCCAGTTCCTTTGCGCCTAAATATATCAGGATCAGCGTATAAGAAATTATTATCGGGAATACCATACTCAATACGACATTCTTTAATACGTAAAATGTGATCATCTAATGGTTGCTCCTTTTCGTAACCGCCATCTATAATAAAGACATTACCATGCTCATCAGTAAAGCCACATAGATAACAATAAGGTACAGCTAGTCCATAGTCGTATCCTTCTAAGTATGTAACATCTCTTGTCTTCATTTGTAACTGTTTAAGATATTGTAACATATTGTGATAAGGCATTGTATGTAATACCTCATTGAACTGTGGATATACTAATCCTTCATAACTAGCCCACTCACCCATTAAGAACCTAGTACGCATTTGTCCTTGGTATGATGCTTCTAGTGTTTTAATAAAGTCTTGCTCTAAGTTAGCAGCGTTCTCGTATGTACTGCCCTCATACAATTCAATGATAGGAGTGGGTGACTTCTTATCATCTAATAACATCTTACCATCAGAGTCTGTCTCACACATTAAATCATTATTAACTATGCCACGATCTAAATCATGTAATGGTTTAACTAGCTTTTTATATACCCAGTTACGTGTAGGGTTAGTAGTTAACATTACCCAACGTGGACCAGTCTTAGGCATTGTTGGATCAGTACCATCATACACTGCCATACCACGTAGACGACCTAACAAATCTAGTAAGTCTTTATGTACAATCTCAGGGTCTTCCATCTGATCTACTACGATTAAATCATACGTAGCAGATAGTAAGTTAGACGTAGTACTCTCACCAGACTTACCTTGCTGTGCTATATATCTGAAATTGATTGTAGTACCATTGGTAAACAGACAAGTGTTACTAGCATTAGCCGACTTAGGAAATGATTTGATCCATGCTGGTGGACACCATTTAAGAAACTCTTTACGTAGAGTATCATTTAACTTTGGATATGTAGAACGTGCCATAAGTATATTAGCACCGGGATAGTCTTTAGCTATCTCTAATGTCTTGATGCATACGTTAGTAGTTTTACCATTAGCAAATCCACCACCAAAGAGTTGTATCTTAGCCCTAGACTTTTGAAATTTATCTTGCAGACTATCTTGGTGTAGTTTGAATGTAGGCACTTAGCAATTCCATTTTTTAAGTGACAAAGATAATCTGTCTTTACCTGTATTGTTACTAGCTTTTTGTCGTTTACGCATTCCCTTCATTCTAGCACAAAAGGATTTACGACGAGCAGCAGATTTAGAACCTTTTTTAAGTTTACTAGGTTTAGTAGTAACAGCAGTTTTTAACTTACTACCGGGATTAGCTTTTCTATAGCTTGCTACACCTTTAGCATTTAATCCACCTTTAGGGTTCTTACCTTCTTTACGTGTCCACGCAGCAGATTTCTTTTTACTTTTACTTTTGCGTTTACGTTTTACTTGTTTAGTAATTTCTTTTTTTAGTTTTGACACTACGCCATACTTTTCTTCTTCATTGGTGGCATAGAAGGTTTAGCTTTTTTACTAGCTACTTGACTAGATATAGCATTCTTTAATGGTGACTTACCCATATCTTTCTGATCATTTGATGGACGACCAACTTGCTTACCGTATGTTCCTGCTCCGTATGGCATAATAAAACTCCTTAAACTCTAGACCAATCTGTGTTAGCTAATGCAGTAGTACTAGTTACATTAGCACGTTGTGCAATATAGTTTTGATCTGCTGTATAATCAGTACCAATCTGTCCTACATAACTAGGAACAGTAGTACCAATTAATGCAGACGCTACAACACTTACTTTACTATATTGATTTTCTGGACCGCTACCAGTAGTACCGCCACCATTACCACTTTTATCTAATACTGCCGCCATAATAAACTCCTATGTTAAAATTACATAACTTCGTTAGGTGTTATATCTATTGTAGGTATGTTTTGTTCTTCGTTTTTAATATACTCAATAGTTAAACCACCTTCAACTTTGTGTCTATGTTCAATAATATCAGCAGGACGATGACCAGCACGATCTAATATATTATTAGCTGCTGTCATGCGAGTAGTGATACCCATCTCATTATTGTTAACAGTATCTACCATTAACTTTGCACTACTACGAGAATGCATTGCAAACATATCACGAATTGAATTTGTGTCACTTTCTACTATAGTGTTAACAATTGTTTCAGACATTGTAGTATACGCATCATTCATTTTAATGTTTTGTAACTGTTCAATATCAATACTAAGAATATTAGCAATATCCTTTTGATCCAAACCAAACAGAGAATACATTAGTACAAGACTAATAGTATTCATCTGTTTAGGTGGAACAGGAAGATCATGTATACGTTTACGTGATGCTACAATATCACGTTGCATATCTTCCATGTTAGGTACTTCTGTTACTATACTATCTATTGCAGATATTACAGCACCACTAATCGGATTGATTAATGTTCCATCAGCTAACTTTAATGGTTCAGTACCTAATGGTAATGTCATTGTGCTAATTGCTGTATCATAGCAGCAGCTTTATCGGGCGGCATTGATCCAAGAATTTGTTGTACAGAATTTGTATCACCATTAGCTATTAATTCTTGTAATAACCTAATTTGTTGAACATCTGTATTTGCTGGAGCAACAGTGTCTGAAGTAAGAAAATCAGTTGATGGTCCTTCATCTCTTAACATATCACTAGTTTCTAATGGCACAG